ATTCTTTTAAATAATATGATTTATTATTATATATATTATTATTAAATTCTATATCTATATAATCTGTATATATTAATCTTTTAATATCAAAATAAGTAAGTAAATTCATTTATCGTAAACCTTATATAATTTTTATGATTACCAATTTGTCAATCAAAATTTCTAATTATTAGTTATTTAAAACGTTCTTTTTGAAAAATGTATTAAAAGCTATATACATTTTATCAGTAAGTTGTAAGAAATTAAAACCTTCATTAATTGTAGCTTTTGCTTTAATATCTTCTTTGTATGAATCTCTATTTTGGTAATGTTTATTAGAACCTTTTACTTCAATAATTAAATTTAAAGAAGGTATGTAAAAATCTGGTAAATAAAAAGAAGTTTTACCATCTGGTAACTTATAATAGATAACAGGAGGTTCCATAAAACAATCCTTATTAAACATATAAGTGCTTTCAACAAAATTTAAAAAATCATATTCATATTGACTATTAACAGTTGAAATGCTACCATCATTCCATTTATAATCTTTACTAATATTTCTATTAGCAAGCATTTTAATTTGCTGATCAGGTTGATCTAAAATATGAACTTTGCCATATTTTTTAACCATGCGCTGTTTAAATTGCTCACGATATTGCTCTTTTTCAGTATCATTGGCAAAGCGTTCATAACGTTCAGTGATATTATTCCATTTTGTTGGAAGACCAGATATAACACTTTTACCATTTTTTTTATTATATTTTAAATTAAAATATAATCTAGATGCTGGCATATCTTCACTAAGTAGATTAGGATAGGTTTTTTCTATGTAATTATACATATACCCTTTAGATGAAAATTTCTTTTTATCTAAGGGAAATATAAAAACTTTACTCATAATTTATTTATCCATATTAATTCTTTATAAATACTATATAAGTGTTAACAATTGTATAGAACAAAGAATTTTTTGTATTCCCTATTAGGTGAAAAATCATGACTGACGCAACAAATATTATTGGTCAAACTTTAAAAGACCGATTCAAAGTAGTATTTATGATTGTAATGGCCCTTGTTGTTGTTTTTGTAGTAGCCGCTGCAGGGTGTGCAATCCTCAAATATAATTCTACCATGAAACAAATTGGAGAACTATCAGAAATTAATAAAAATATCACGGTTATTAACAATAGTAATAGCAAAATTCAAGAAAATAAGGAAAAAAGTAATTTAGAAATTAGTAAAGGTATAGAAACTACGGTTAGTATTATTAAAGAAAGTAATGATCATATGAAAAATATTGAAAAAATTAAAAATGAAGCATTACTTGAAGCTGAAAAAGAATCTATTGAAGAAAATAAAAATATTCAGCCCGATAATAATGATTATAGCCAAGTAAAAACTGTAGTCCACCCAGTTAAACCTATAAAAATTTCTAAAGTATCTATTAAAGTCTTACAATATCATAAAACCGTAACTGACGCTGAAATCGATGCACTTGAGGACATTTAAAATGAATTTAATTACTAAAATAGACTTAATCTCTAAGCTTAATCCGTGGAATAAGTTTCTTATCAGTTTTTTATTTTTTTCGGTTATTGCAATGCTTACTGGCTGTACAACTAAAAAAGAAATTGTATATGTAGATAAAGTAGTTACTATTAATATTGATAAGAATCTTTTTACCAGTTGTGAAAAACCTAAAAAGATTGAAGATGTAATAGGAAATACTATTGATGAAGCTACGGATGTAGAAATTTCTACGGCATTAACCAGTGAACATACAGCCCATATTGCATGTTATAAAGCAATGGTAAATGTATATAAAACTCTTAATAATGCTCAAAATCAATTATTAAAAGATGTAAAAACTATTACATCTGAGAAAAAAGATGTTAAAAAGGATTAATCATGGATTTGCAAGTAAATACTATTTCTTATGTAAATAATATTATAGATTTTATTTGTGCCCTAAAATTTAAAGATGAAATTAAAGCAAACTCTTTAGAAACTAAAGAATCAATGATTGCTTCTTCTGCATATATTTCGGCATATTTAAAAACTGATAATAAAACCGATGTAGAACGTCAGTTTATTATTGACAATTACGTTGAATATAATTCATATTATAAATCATTACAAGATAAATATGGTATTGATCCATATATTTCACGTTTAGCTAAAGATTTAGATATTGTATATACTCCTAGTACTTTGATAGCCAGCAATTCTTATTTAGAAGGGTATCGCAGTATATATAAACAATGTTTAACTTATTTTTATGCAACTGGTTATGCTAAATCTATGGAAGAATTACCTAATTACCGTAAATTTTGTTTAATGGTAATTAATTTCATGGGATACACTAATTTTATGGCTAAATGGCTTAAAAATCCATTTGACGTAGATTTAATGACCGAAGAAATGCTAGATAAGTTTACAATATCATTTGGTATTAGTTATTTTAAAAAATTACCATTACAATATAAACGTAAAATTGCAAAAAATCTAAATAAATTAATTTCTAATAAAGGTACTGACCGTGTAGTTATTGATATATTGGATATTTTTGATTTTAGTAATATTAATATTTTTAAATATTTTCTAGTAAATGATGAATTTATTGAAGTTGCAGATAGTGAAGGTAAATTAACTAAAAAAGTAGTAAAGAATCCTCGCTTTATTGCACACAATATTAAAGAAAAATCATTATCGGAATCTATTAAAGCTAATAGTTATAAAACTATTACCATTGATGAAGCAACAACTTCAGATGCTCAATGGCAAATTAGCGAAGAACAAATTGCAGCTGCTAATTTTGACTATGTACAAACTAAATACTTTTCTGTAGATTCGGGATTTGAATTATATAAAGAAGGTTTAGGTACTGTATTTATTTTTAATCTTATCCAAAAAATCCGTAAAGATTATAGATATGCAGAAGCATTGAATGTTGTTTCTACATTAATATCTCCTAATTCCATTACGTTAGAAGATTTATTACTTACTTTTCAGGTAATCACTCTTGATTATCATGATATTGAAGATATTATTCATTTTGATTTAAATAATATTGCTAAAGTATTTAGTTTTACTTCTAAAGACGATAATAGTTTAAATAAAACTGTTTTTGGTAGCGATGTAGCTAAATGGACTCTTAAAGATCTTAATACCGTTACCAATTATAATTTTGAGACATTAATTTCTATCTATCAGCAAAATTTTAATATTTATTCTAACTATAAAGATAAAATGGCAAAAAGTATAGATATTAAAGAATTTAATAACCTTAAAAAATTACATCAATATAAGTTTATTGAAAAGTTAAACTTTGATTTGTTTGAAGGTTTTAGTCATTATACTAACTATATTAAATCTAGAAATTTAGATTTGTATAATTATATTATATCTACTAGAGAAATTGAAGATAGTGAAACCAGAAAAACTGCTCAAGAAAAACAAATTACTGCAATTACAGATATTTTAAATGAATATTTAACTGGTATTACATTATATTTTAGTAGTACATCACTTGATATTCTTTCATCTTACCTTAGAGAAGTAATTGAAGTATTTAAATCATTTACTGTTAGTCTTAAAGAATTAGATCTATTTATTGTAGTAAAAGAATTTGGTGATACCAAAGTAATTGATGATTTAGGTGCTATTACATTAAATAACGCATATAAAGATAAAATACCTTTCTTATGGGTTAAAATGGATAAACTTAAATCTAAATGGAATTATGATGATAAAATGTTTGTGCATGATTACGTATTCAAAAATAGTAAATATGATAAAATAGATCATATTAATTATAATGATAAATTACGTTATAGTGATACAAATTTAGTATACCAACAATTTTCAGATTATACTCGCATTATAGATAGTTATTATTTTACTGCTAAAAATACCGCTATTACTTATAGTGATAAAATTGAAAAATTAAATGATACGTTTAATAATTTCAGAAAAGGTATTAAGTCTAACAGTTTTATTAAATATAAAGATAATTTGAAATTTGCTAAAGGCAATTTTACTATTAATTCAAAAATCAATTATTCAGACAAAGTTAAATTTATTAGTGGAAATAAATGGCTAGATAAAGTTTATAAATTTATTGATAGTTTCCGTCAAAGTGGAAATATTATTAAAACTTATGAATATTCTACTATTAAAGATAAATTTACTTATAATGAAAATTTTGATTTAATAGATAACTTAAAATTTGGTGAAAAGAAATCTTTTAAAACTTCGTTTGTTAAGCAGGAAGATAATAAACGTTTGGTAACTGATGTAGTTAAAAGTATTATTACTATTAATGATAAAGATACCGTAGTAATCACTGATTATTTAGATAAATATCTTTTAGATAATAAATTTAATATGCATCAAAAATTTAATTTTGATGATAGTATTAAAATGCAAAACTACGGATATAATTTAAAAGATCAAATGCTTTCTATTAATGATAGTATTAAAAATATCAAAGTTACTCCGGCTCTTCGTAATGATAAAATTATTACTAAAGATAATATTATAAACAAAAAAGATTTATTCTTATTTGATTATGATGTTAATTTAATAGATTGTATTAGTAGAATTAGTACAGGTAATAAAAATAAAAGCATTATTACTTCAACTGATCAGATTGTTTATACATCTAATAATCAAATTATTGATTTAACTACTAATACATTAGATAGTCGTATTACTTATAGTAGAGCTGGTAATTTAAGTTTTATGCAAGTAGATGGTACTATTGGTACTGTAGCAGATAATATTTGGCCTGTAGAATATAAAGATGGTAAAGTCGTAGGTAGACATCCACCTGAACCTACAGCTATTAACTATCAAGCATATTCTTCACCTATTACATCTACTCCTTCCGATTCAACCTATTTTGCTAATAGATTTGATATTATTAATGGAGTTGGTTTAGACAATAGACCAATGATGTTGTTATCTGGCCAAGATTTTGATAGGTTTGGTCTTTATGATGAAACTGCGGCTATATGGTTACTTGATAGTATTTCCGCTAATAGTAAACTTAATGTATGGAATAAAATTACATCTACATTCAAGATTAATGGTTCTGATAAAATTCGTACTTATATAGCTAGAGCAGGCACTACTATATATGCGTATAGTAAGACTGGTGCTATTCCTGCTGGTACTTATACTGCTACTTCTTATCGTAAATTAGTAAATAGCGGTAGTATGCTAACTGGTATGACTCAAATAGAATCTGGTTCATTTAGTACCTCATATATACCTAATACAGATACAGTTCTTAATACTCGTAATGCACCTGTTATTAAAATTGCCACGGGTGGTAATAATGGATGTACTGTATATTATAGCGATGGTACAAATGAAAAATATACATTTACTCAAGGTGCTGATACTTTCCAATTACCATTATATAGTGGAAACTGGGGTACTAAATATCTTAATATGATTTTGTATACTTAATCTTAATTTTAAACAACTTTTTAGTTAAATTATTTATTTATAGGACTATAATAAAATGATCAATGAAATTGACAACGTTCGTACTATGACCGCTGATGAGCGTATTATTCTTGGGGATAAACATGGTAACGTTGAACGTGCTAACCACATTGTAGTACGTGATACTGCCACAGGTGAAATTCTCTTTAAGCGTCGTAACCTTGTAGTACGTAATGGTCGTGAATTCCTCTTGCGTAAAGCATTTAATTTACCGTATACTTCAGAAACTACTACTCAGCTTGGTGCTCGTTATCTATGTCTGTTTGGCATTGGTTCAGGTGGTACTCCAGTATCTTCTCCTTTCCAGCCTATTGCACCTACTCCGGCTGACCAAGATCTGAATACTAAAGTTGCTTTCCGTAATGCTACTACTGCTAATCCACTGCCTGACGCTGATAAGCTAAAGTATTTTGATACTGCAGCTGTTAACGGCGGTACTGCTTATTATAAGAAGACTTTCACTTCTACTAATATGGTAATGGACACTGCAGCTGATAACTATTATGTTAAAACTACTTTGGAAATTAACGAACTTGATGCTCGTGGTAGTCTGATTTCTGAAATTGGTATGTTTACTGCTCGTGTAGAAAACGGCGCATATAACGATATTAAACTTTTCTCTCGTATTACCTTTGATACAGAATCTCTTAACGCTAATACAGGTAAAGGTCTGACCATTGATTATTACGTTTACGCGTAATTATTAATCTTTCATTGACATATTATTTTATTGCAATCTCAATGGTAGATTATTTATGTCCATTATATAACTCATAGATGAGATTATACAAATGGTTAATAATTATTCCAATAAAATGAATTTCAATGTTAAATCTACGTGTAATGTAGATTGGTTTGACTTTAGTCCTATTAAAGGCTAAGTCATTAGAGCTAACACTTCGGTGTTAGCTCTCTTTTAATTTTTTTTTTTTAAGGTAATAAAATGAATGAAGAACAGTTAATAGATGATTTATTTCAGAAAGCATCTAATATTACAAAAAGCGAATTGATTGATTTTTTTGCTGTAACAGGTAGTAATAGTAAAGCTAAACTACCAGCAAATACTAAAATCATGCTTACTAAAGAATTACTAAATAAAAATAATAGTATTATTTTAGGATGTACTAATTTAAATGAAATTTTAAATACTGAAACAACTGCAGGAAGAATTTTAGTATGGTCTTTTATTTTTAATACTATTATTTCTTTTCAAAATCGTCAAGACCAATTAGTAGAAGGTATGCTTTATCAAAAAATGCCATTTATTAATAAAGCTTATTCAGCTGGAATTGTTGGTACTTACGATGGTCTTTTAGCTGATATGTATATTGATAATTTAGTGGGAAGTAATACATTAGAGACATATATCAATAAAATGCAATGGCTTGGATATACATCTGCTATTTTTACTTTACCTAGTCTTGATCTTAAAACTCTTAATCCTCCAAAAGAAATTAAAGATTTACAGAATAAACTAATTAAAGATAATAAAGCCGCTATTGAAAGTAAAGATGTTGTAACTTTTGCTAAAATTGAAAAAACTGTTTTAGATGCTGCTAGTGATGCATTAACTAAAAATGGTGCTACAGGTAAAATGATTTATGATTCTGGCTTTAATGGTTCATGGTCAAATAACTATAAAGTAACATCTATTTTTCGCGGTGTAGTACCAAAATCTGATAATAATACTGAATTTAATATTGCAACATCTAACCTTAAAGATGGTGTATCTAAAGTAGATTTAGTTACTCATGCAGATATTGCTGTAGCAGGTGCTGCTGGACGTGCTAAGGATACTCAGAAAGGCGGTTATCTTACCAAAATCTTTAACTCTGCATTTGGTAGCATTCAGGCAGATGAAGAAGGTACTGATTGCGGTTCTGATGTAACTCTTAATATTGAATTAACTAAAGATAATTTTAGGCAGTATCGTTTCAGATTTATTATAGATGGTAATCAATATGTAATGCTTGATTCCTCTAATAAAGATAAATATATTGGTAAAACCGTTAAAATGCGCACACCTACTGCATGCAGAACACAGAAGAAATGTCATAGATGTTTGGGCGATATGTTTTATAGATTAAAAGTAAGAAATATCGGATTACATAGTGCTCGTGTATCTGCTACTCTTATGAACTTATCTATGAAATCTTTCCATAATATGTCAGTATCACCTAAAGAATATAATCTTTTAGATTATATTAAAGAAAGTAAATAAAAATAACTTATAAGGTCTACAAAAATGTCTACTAGTAAACTTAAATTGTCTGGTGCCATTAGTGCTTTTCCTGGATGTGGTAAATCTTTTATTTTTAAAAATGCTGAACAATATGGATTGCTACCAATTAATTATAAAGAACGTGTAATGATTGAAGATTCATTTGTGAGTTATTATGCGCCTACTTTATTTGATAGTGATTCTTCTCATTTTGATAAAGATGCTTTTCCTAATAATTATGTAAGGCATATTAAAGAAATTATTAATTCTTTTAAAGATCCTACTATTTTTATTTCTTCTCATGAAAATGTGCGTCAAGCTTTAAAATCTAATAATATTCAATTTACATTAGTATATCCAGATATTAGTCTTAAAGAAGAGTTTATTGAAAGATATAAAGAACGTGGTTCGCCTGAAGCATTTGTAAATCTCATGTCTAATAAATGGGAAGATTTTATTAAAGATTGTGAAAATGATCATACTCCTAATAAAATTATTCTTCAGTCAGGACAATATTTAGTAGATGTTTTAGTATAAAAAAAAAAAGACTTAACCTTAATTGGTTAAGTCTTTATATTAATTGTACTACTTTTATCGAATTAAAGAACCCATCAATACAATTGAATGGATAATTAATACGGTACATACGCCAGCTCCACCAATAGAAGTGTATTTAAGAATTACAAATTTAGGCACATATTTATTTAGATACATTGCCAGTAAAATAAGACCTGATAACAAAATAAATAATTGACCTAATAAAGATACAGTTTCATACATAATTTAAATCCTTAGCTGATTTACAGCGTTAGTTAATATTAAATGATAATTAGAATTAATTATCACAACTATAATATGTATATATTTAATATTCAGATACGGATCATAAAAAAAAATGATAATAATCCCTATACCATAACTGGTATAGGGATATGTTTTATTCTTTAACAGATAATCTTTCTAAACGATTTATTTCACAATGCTCCAATACTTCAGTTAATTTACTAAGCAAAATACCTGCTCTAGATTCAAACTGTGTTGCAACAACGCCATTATCAATAATTTTAGACAATGTAGGAGTTACGGTAACTTCTTCTGAATGAATAGTGCAATTAGCAAAACTTTTTTGGTATTTAGCTAAAACATCTGCATTGACAGTTACTTCAGTAGCAAAATGCGCTACTAGTTCTTCATTATTAGACTCTTTAGAAGTTACTTCTACAATAGTAATGGTTTCCATTATTACGCCTTACAGTTTGTTATGTTGAATATAATTACATGCTTGTTCAATTAAATAGTTATAATCTTCAGTATACCCATCAAATTGTAATTTGTTTTTATCATCGTAAATATTGACAGTTTCTTCTTCTTCGTCAATACTGATCACCCAATTTTTTCCGACCAAATATTCTTCACATTCTGAAACGGATGTAAAAGGAATAGTAATAGTTGCATTAGTTCCTTTAAACATTTCAGTTAATTCTTTACGAATTTTACCGGTGTTTAAAAGAGTATTATTTGATTCTTTATCAGTATTTGGACTAATTTTATTACTAATTTCTTTTAACTGTTCTTGCATTGTTAAAGTTGTTTTACCTTTATATTTAGACATTTGGTAATGTATCCTTGTATATTTAGTGAATTAAAAGTATTATTATAATTATACAAATAAATAATATATCAATAAAAAAGTAACAAACACCCTATACCAATTAAGGTATAGGGTATTATCTATTAATCATTCAAATACATTTTAATCTCGTTATAAACTTTATTAGCTACATATTCTTTTAAAGTTAAAGATCCATATAATGAATTTCTACCTTTATAAGCTTTACGCGGATTACCGCACATCCAGCATGAACATGGTTTAGGTGTAATGGCATTTTTAAAATGTACGCTTTTATCTTTATAAAAATCAGGATAATTAGATACATGCCAATACTTAATACAACGATTTCTAGCTTTAAAAAATTCATTACGATTTAAAGCTTTCTTTGAACGATCTTTTTTTAAGTACATAATATAAACCTTATGCACACAATGCAGATAATAACATTATTATCTTACTTAAGCATCATGTGCTACATTGGTTTAAATATCATACTAAATTCCTTTAAGTAATTTAAGGTACGTATGCCAAAGCTTCTTCCAAAGAATTTTTAGCTGTTTCATAAACTTTATTTGATTGCTTTACCAAAGAAGCAGGAGGAAGTTTCATTAAACGAATATTTTCACGAATAATAACAGCTTCTTCAAAATTTTCAACCAGAGTTTTCATTTGTCCAGTAATAGATGGCATTACGTATCCTATATAAATTATTATTTAACGCGAGTAGGTTGAGCAATAGCACGATTAAGAGCCATGAACCCTTCTTGAATATGTGTTTTACCAATACTTAACCAACGCAAAGGTTCTGCTTCTTTAACACGATGTGCATCATCAACATCATTAGGATTATAAGCTACAAGTTTTGCACGAAGATTATCAATAGCCTGAAGGACTTCTTCTTCGAGCACTTTCATATCATTCATTGCTTGTTTATCTTCATCAGTCAATGCACGATAAGTTTTAATACCTGGTGTTGTTGGAGACGGAGTAGACATAATATAAACCTTATTACATAGTTAATGTAATTAATTGTTTATATTATTTGATTTCGTCAAAATGGATATCTACATTAGGAATATTGGTATTTCCTAATAAAACAATATATCCGTCATTACTGTATTCGTCAATATTTGTTGTACCCTCAATAAAAGGCGTAATTTTCATACATTGAAGTTTGTTTTCAATAATTTTACAAATAAATAAAACTTTTACAGTAGGTACATGATCAGTATTTAATAAATCTTTCATTATGCAAGTTTCCTTTCAGTCCAAATACCAGTTACTGGAGAATTACTTGTGTAAAAAATATTTGCTCCTAACCAATCTTTTAATTGATCTTTAGTAGCAGAAACAACAATAGCTTCACCACGTACTAAAGTTGTTTTACCGGGAATTTTACGTTTAAGAAGAACTTTATTACCGCTAGGCAATGGTTTATAATATTCTTCTTCAATATCATCATCAGTAAAAACAACGGTTTCACTACCATAATTTTGTATTACGATATCTTTTGGCATATTGATAGCTAAATTTTTAGTTACCAACACACAAAGTTTGATTAAATTTTCCATAGTATTTACCTTATTTTTCATTATTAGGATTAAGATTCTTATCAAATAAATAATATGTATATAAAAATACAAAAGATACCCCTATACCAATTAAGGTATAGGGATTAAAAAATTAATCTTTTGTAAGCATATAAAGACTTAAACCGGATTCACGAGCCACAGAACGCATTAAGTTTCCGCCAGCATCTACATAGTTCATAGGTGCTTGCATTAAACGTTTAGCTTCTAAATTTGAATCATCTTCAAATAAACCAATTAAACGGAATGTATCCCCGTCATAATCGCCGCCCATGCCTGCAAGGACAGAGTTATTAGGAATTACAGTATCTAACCATTTAATTTTCTTTTCATCAATATGTACATTACCATCTTTATCTGTATAAGTTGGAAAATACGGATAAGTTTTAATATACTCAGTAGAAAGAGTATCATCCCCTTCTCTTGATAAATCTACTGTCTTTTCAGTAGTAAGAATTTTAATACGGTTTACAATTTGTGATTCAGCACCAGTAATAGGGAAACGTGTAGATAATACATGTTTATTAAATACTACATCAATACATACTTGATAAAGTAAATCAGTAACAGTAAATGGTCTACCTAACTGTTTTTCCATTGATTCATAACGACCAAGATCTCCATCAAAACTAAAACGAGCTGTACGAATAGATTTAGTTTTATCTTTAATATAAGAAGAAACTAATTTTTCAATACCAGCTGTACTAATTTTATCATGAATACCTGCTTTACGACTATCAATTACTTCACCTGCATAACTAAATGCTGTAAAGTATTCATCTTGATCATATGCAAAGAAAATGTCTTCCAATGCTTTAATAATCAAAGGGTAAAACATTGCACATACGTTATAAAGAGGAATGCCGATATGGTTATAAGGAATAAGCTGTTCAGTAAATTTTTCACTATTAAATCTTGGAGCTGAAATTACACTGGTAATAGCATAATCGACAGTTTTACCCATAATTGCTTGGTGAATAGTACCACGCTTACCAGAGTTTTTCTTTGTAAGATAATTATGAATATCTACAATAGTATTTTGTACTGAAGATTGGATGTTATACATACCAGTAAATGTAATCAATTCAGAGTTTACATTATTGATTAATTTAATATACATGGAGTTAATTTCATCCATATCTACTTTACCGGATACTTTATTATGTAAATTAATATCACGATATAAAGCAGGAATAATAGGATATTTACTCCAGAATACTTCTTCTTTTTTCATTGTGTTAAAAAGATTTTCTTTCTTTTCACGAGTAGAAGAATCATTAGTATTCCAGTTAATTTTTTCCCAATTATCATAAAAGAAATCTACACCGGTGCCTGCTCCGTCAGTACCATAAGGTACAATTTTTACGCCATTTGTTTTAGGATCAATAACGCACCATTTATCCCCGGCAATAACAAAAGGTAAATTACGAAACATTTGATAAATAGCATTATATACTAATGGATGTAAAAATTTTCTTTTAAGATCAATGTATCCAAAATTAATCTCACGGTCTTCAGAACCTACTCTTCCAAAGATTTCATAACTAAAAATACCTTCACTATCAGGAGAGCCATCAGCTGCAAAAATATATGCACTCTTAACTTCTTTTAAGTTATTTATAGATACTAATTTTTCAATATCAAAAATATCTAATTTCATAATTGTTCCAAAGTATAAAAAAAAAAAGATTCTAATGAGATGTTGCTGTTAACAACATCCCGTTTTTATTAAAGATTATTAGTTAATTTGATCTTGCTTAAACCAGACATAGCTTTTATCAAATCATCTGGCATAATAATATTTTTTTCAAAATTGCTAAATTGCTGAAAAGAAACTTTATTATCAAAATAATTAGGTTCTTTAGCTAAACGTGATGGTAAATCACTATTATAACCAAGTAAAGGAGAAAGAATTTCATAGCTCATATAAGGATACTTTTGTACCATATCAATAACATTATCACTATTATCGTCTACAAAAGTATTAAATTTAATATTATGCTTTAGAACAAAATCAGCTTTAGATTCATTAAATGGAATAAAGTGAAATGCTACTTTTACATCATCTAATTTCATTTGTTTAAAGTATTTGAGTAAAAATTTCTTTTTACTAATATCTACAGGAGTTTCTACACTTGAAGAATCTGGACATTTACTCAATACGGTAATAGACTCAATATAAGGTAACATTGCTACCAATGAACACATATAAGGAGTTGGTAAAAGATCATCGTAAAAATAAGGATCATCTTTATAAAGACTTAGCCAAATAGGAAAATCTTCTTTAGTAATTTTTAAAAGATTATCAATATATGGATGTACTCGTAAGTTAATTAAACCTTTATCATATAGAGATTTAATATCAGGAGTTACATATTTATTTAAATAAGGATGAGCGATAACTTTTCGCATCCATTTTTGTCCAATATCTACTAGTACTTCATCGCAGTCTACTAGGAGATTAAATTTATTATTACCATTTGTCATTGATTGAGGAAGTTTATTTACAAAATCTTTATCAGAATTTGTTTCGCCTCTATTATCAATTTTAATATTATTATCTTTAATTTCCATTTTCTTCTCATATTTAAAATAAAAATAATACCCTTACTCCAATTGGAGTAAGGGTAAATTTAAATTATGTAATTATATTACATAGGGATATCGTCGTCATACTGCTCTTCATTTCCGCTTTCATCTTCATCATCGAATTCAGCAGCCAATTTTTTACGCTGAGCACCACCAGTTTTATTAGACACTGATTTGACAGGCTTTTTAGTATTGGTTTTCTTACTAGAAGGTGTTGACTCTTCTTCTTCATCATCAGAAGTAGGCTCATCATCTTCATCATCTTCCATATTAGCAAATGCATTACCGCGTTTGTTACCGCCTTTGCTGTTATTATTGCTGCTACCAATCATATTACGTGCATAGTTAGCAATATGACGCGGAGCTGCAAGAGCAATTTTGATAAGTTCTTCGCAGAAAGTAATAAGCATTTCAATATCGGAATGAATAAGGAATTCTTCTTCTTCTTTAGAAGTATTTACCATAGTACAAACGTTAGTCTGAAGGACATGATACGCATTGATAGTTTCATCATTTTGAGTACTAGTTACTTTCAGTACATAGTTTTCTTCAAAGACTTTTTTACTAATCTTAATTGCGCCTGGAGCACAAAGAGTCATAGTACGTCCAAATTCATCACCAATGATTAGTTTAGTCATAGAAGGTTCTTCACTATCCTGATCATCCATAAATGAACGAATGGTACGCAGGAAAGTACTAGCAACTTGAGGACTTACAAAGAAACTAATAGCATTATCGTAATCATAAATACGTTCGCCTTTTTTCGGAGTTTTTCCTACCATATTAGGAAAAATCGGTGCAAACACTAAAAATGCTTTATCATCAATATATTTAAAACTTAGTGATGAAAAAGTACTATCATAAGAGTTAGTATAAGCATTAGTGAATACAGCTTTGCGATCGTTGTTACGAGTATTTTGTCCAGACATTTTTCTTTACCTTTAATTATTCGGTTGGGATTTACCAACTATGTTGTTGAGACTATTAATTAGTCTATCATTTACTAAAAATCATTTCTAGTAATTATTTGTTAATTTTCTTCATTTAATGCAATTTTAAAAAGACCATGCATAGTAATTGATACTTGATACTTTTCATTACCATAAATCATACGTAAAGTATTATGCATTTTCTTTTCATATTGAATACAAAAGAAGTCATCAACTAAATCTTTTTTTAAAGACTTATATTTTCTAAAACTATTTTTAAAAGTAATTAAAAATAATTCATCATAGTCAATATCAATCTTTGATCTTTTTAATAATATATTTTTATTTTTTTCTTCAAATTGTACATAAAGAATAGTTGAACCAGTTTCTTCACGTACATCTTTTAAATTATTAATAATTAAATCAGGAAAAATAATACCGCTATCTAATGGAGTTACCCCATTTACAGTTTTAATATCAAATTCGCCAATTTCGTCTCCATCTTGAAAATCAATAGACATATTTTCAATATATTGGTCTAAACGAAATTGTTCCAGAGCTTCAATACCTGATTCTTTAATAATTTTACCATCATCACCAATTACTTTAAGAGTTGATAAATCAATAGAAGGTTTTTTATGTTCTTTAAACAAATCAAAGAAAATTTTACCATTGATTTTTAAATGATGTTTTAAATCTGAAGTCAATTCATTAAATGGGGCACTGGATGCTTCAACAAATCTACCTTCATCTTTAGCAAAAAAAGTTTGAGTTTCGTAATTATAGTAATAATGCTCATATTCATTAAATACTTTCATTACTTGGTTAATCTGGTACAAAGCTTTTAATACTTCTATACTGAACATAAATTGTTCCTAATAAAAATAAAATTATACATTATTTTGTTGAGGAATCTCAATTTGAGATTCCTCTATATAAAAATTATTCTTTGTCAGCGTGACGACGAGTCATATCAGGATAATAATATATAAAACCATCTGTATAAACATGTAAAATAAATTTAATTTTGCGTCGTCCTTCATTATCATGAGTTATATTGTAAGAAGTTTCACCATGAGTTACATTTCCTTCAATTAATACTTGTTTGTTAGGCTGTTTATTATTTCGGAAAGTCTGACGTTTATAATGTTTTACTGCTTTCAAATATAATTTACGACCAGCTTTACCTTCTTCATAATTTTTACGAATAGGCTTTTCAATAGGTACGTGTTTATAAGTTTTATTATTAAGAGTTTTTTTAATGAGTAATTGATCATTAATAAAATCAACATCGAAATTAATAATTGGATCAGTGTAATTCCAGAGATTCTTATAACGTTTATCTTTTAACGGATAAGAAACTTTAAAATCTTCTACTGAAATAAGCCTACCATTAGGGAGTTTTTCATAAATACGTATAACAGAAGGCGGGTTTTTGTTTTCTATGGCATCCCAAATAAAATCACGAATGGATTCGTAATTTTCAATACCGTTCTTAGTGTTTCCAATAAGTTTTAACATTTTGTTTACCTTTAATACAGGGGGTATAGGTTATTATTTAGCATAATAACGATTTTTTCTAAATCACTATCAGTAGGTTCTTGGAATATTTCTTTAATAAAAGTCAATACGTATTCAATATTAGAAATATTACCAGTAGCAAGTAATAGCATTTCATCCATTAATTTATTTTTTAATGAATACCAAACAGGAAGCGTATAGTAATTTTTAGTAACTAAATAAATTCCATTAATAACAAATTCACGTTTATGTTCTGTAATTAAATCACTTTTTGATGTTTTAATTGCCTTGTCTTTATTAAAACTAAAAACAACTTTATCATTAACAATTTTACTATGTAGTGCAAAAATAGGTGTTGGATGAAAACCATAAATTAAACTAAATAAGATATTTGATACAATATGAAATCCATTGTTAAACCTAAGTACATGTGTAGAATTAGGAGTATTATTTCTTAAAGTACCAGCAATTCTTTCTTTAGAACGCAAAGTAAGTTCACCATCCCTATTAAGTTTATTTTCTGTTGCTTTCCATTTTAATCCAGTATATGATTTACAACATACTTTAAGAAATTTATTATAATCTTCTACATCTGAATTTCGATATAAAAGACGATTATTATTATATGTATAATTAACTTTGCTTTTATTATTAATAGTAATCATTTAAATTTTTTCTTCAGTCTTAATTATACCGTAATCTTTAGCTAATCTTTTTAAAGCAAAATGTAAAGTCTGAGTTTTATTCATTTCTAAATGCGCACATAACTTTTCAAAAGTCTCATTAGTTACGCCATTAATTGAATCTACTTTTTTAAATCTTAATAGAAAAGCTTTACAAGGTTTAGCTTCGCCCATTTATAGTTACCTCTTTAATTGGTAATTTATTAGGTTTATACAAAATGATAAATTCTTTTTCTTGTTTTGAACGTGAAGTAAAATATGTATTTAAATTTAATTCACGTTCAATAATTAAATTCTTAAAATCTTTTAGTTCTATTAAGTCCGGAACATAGATAATATTCATATCTTGAATAGCTTTCATATCAATAACAAATGTCAAAGGATTAGAAAGATTATTAATAAATCTTGAAACTCCATTACCATCTGCAGTACTTAATATAGGACTTTCATGAATTAAATTAATACCTCCAAAATACTCTTTAACATGAAATAATTGTTTATTATCTAATAATTTCTTAGTATTTTTAAAGAAAGAACGTGGTAAAGAATAAAGAGATTCTAATTTTGGATATAAAGTATTTCTTTTTTCATAAGGTACATCAATACTTATATAATCAAGAAGAATATTATAAGCTTTTAACTGAATTTTTGTAGCCATTATTTTCTCATATAGTTTTTAATATACAAATAAATTATATATTTTTAACTATAATTTTAATCAACCGAATGTAGGTGGTTTTTCTGTATGATATGAATGTAATAACGGTCTTGTGAAATTTCTTTCATCTTTTACATTAATAATATTCCTTAATGTAAGAATTCCTTGAGTAAAGCCTAACCATCGGTGAAGTTTATCAGTAGGATAATCTAAATAATTATTGATAGCTTCATCCAAAAGTTTTAATAGATGCACTGAAGTACATTCTTCTGGAATGTCAAAACAGCAATTATCATCCAATAAATCTTTATTATCTACTACTAATTTACGATATCTTGTAAAAAGCAATACAAGTGCATTGTATTCTTTATCTTTATTATTACATTGATTATTCATATTTATATAGTTCCTTTATTATTATGTCTTTTGTTTAAAATATCTTGAATTGTTTTAGATGTATTCATTTTTTGAAATAAAACACTTTCAGTATTATTACCATATAAATCATAATTATAATACGTTTTATATGTAATTTCTTTATGCCCTATTTTAAAAGCTAAAAAAGCAAAATGATATTTACCATTCATTAATACATTTTTATATGTATCTTTAAAAAAGATTCTATCATTTTTAATTATATCATATTCTTTTATTTCATCTTCTGCTTTATAATTGAGTAATGCAGGAACATGTTTTAAAAATGATTCATTTCCTTGTCGATATGTAAATATCCATGTTTCTAATCTTAATTTACCTCCACTACCTCCTGCACCGCCTAAACGATTCATATCCAAATCACTACCTTTGTAACTACCAAAAGCGCCATAAACAGCATTATTATCCATTTTGAAACTATTTTTAAGCTTATTCTGTTTTCTACTACGTACATATAAATGTAAGCATATCTGTTTAAATTTTTCAGAATCAAAGATTCTTTGAATATTGAATAACAAATCAGGAAAATATGAAAATCCTTTAATAATATCAAACATGTTATTTTCATATTGCTTTAAAAATTCTTCTAACAGAATACATTTAAAATTAGTATCGGTTGAATTATCGGAAAAAGATATATGTAATAATTTTAAATTATATACAAAATCTTTTAATACACTACTTATCAATGGATGTACATTCATTAGCGACCTCGTATTAATACGTACATTCTACTTTACAATAATTTTTAATATTACGATTATAAAATACTTGTGCAGATTTATCCAATACTAAAGAATCTTTATCAAAATAATATTTTTCAATATTATTATATATTGCAATATAATAATTTTGCTCATAATAAAATAAATCATAGTATTTATTCTTTGTAGCAGTGTATCCTGTTTTTAATATATCATAATGATTTGGTTTACGGCTTCCAAATGCACGAATACAATCATATATAGGAGATAATATTAAATACATCAATTCAAATTTTTTTACAGTTATAAATGAATCTGCATTATCTTGTAAAAAATATAAATTCATTTTTTTATCTACTTTAAAAAGTTTTTGAATTTGCATTAATACATCAGGATTTGCAATAGTAAACTGAATAATATCATTTACATAATCCGTAAAACCATCAAATAAACGTGAAAATACAAGAGGTTCTATAACGTCATAAGTATGAAATTTATGGATTGTTTCTTTTTTGGTAAGTAAATTAAAAAACTTTTTAATTGGATAATCATTAGTAGTCATACTATCTCCTATGATATAACTATTAATTCAATCTTTGAAATAAATGTATTATCTGCATTTTTAGAAAAACCATCATAAAAAATATTTACTGTTTCTTTCATATATTTATATTCCAAAGGTTTATTTTCTAGAAAATATGCTACATTTCTATAATTTATTATTTTATTCTTTTTACTCAATAGATTAAATACAGTGTCTTTTTTAATACTATATCTTGTATTAAATAATTTATTATTTACAGGGTTTAATATATTAAAAATGAAATTTTTAAGAGGTAAAGGATGGACAGACTGATAATGTACTACTCTTTCTATTTCTAATAAATCATTTTCAATGTTAATATTTTTTAATAAATGACTTCTTAATAAAGCATAAAGATCTTTTAAATAACCATTGAAATAATTGTTCTTCCCCCAAGTTTTATAATCAAAATTTTTGCTACCTTTATGTAATACATTAATAAATTTAAAAATATCAGATGGTTTATTAAGTATGTAATCGTCATTACTTATTACATACTTAATTATATTAATAAATTTTTCTAAGTCATGCTTATAAAGATCCTTCAGAGTAATAATTGCCATTAAAAATTTTCTCCATTATATTTATTAACTATCATTTTGGTAGAAACACTGCTTAAACCAGTATAGTTATCATAATATAATACATATTCTTTATTAATTCTTTCTACAAGATATAAACCACCTGTTGTATAGTCTATTTGAAAATCACTATTGTCGCTATTTTTAAGAATTAGTGTATTTTTGTAATTTTCATAATTACCATGTTGTACCATTATATTAAAAAGACTATTTTTAACAATAATTGATTTATTATTGATTTTAAACATATCTTCTCTAAATAATAAATCCAACCAAAGTACATATAAATTGCTATCAACAAAACTAGCTTTAGTTTCTTTTTCTATATAATTTTTAAAATCTGCAGTTAAATGTATTCCTTTCATAAGATGTTTTCTGACATTATCATTAATGTCTTGAAGGTAATTATCAAAAAATTCATTTTTATATAATGAATAATAATCTACTTTTTCGTTATACTCATCTAAAACTGGGAAAAGAGACCCTATGCGAGCAAAATTATAAATATTATAATAATCATCCGACAATATCTTTTTAATTGCATTCATATAAATATTCAATGCGGGTGGTAAGTAGTTATTTAATGTATTAATATTAATCATAACTAAAATTACTCCTATTAAGATCAGTTTTTTCATAACGAATAAAATTATGAAAATTTGTATTTTTAAACGTTAAAGTTTTAACGTTAATTGTTTTTTGATTAAATCCAAAAGAAGCATGGACATTTTTATAACAATAGCCATTAATTAAAGGTTTTTTATAAATACTTAACCTTTTTGTAACAATCAAATTATCATTTTTTGCATTGTCAAAACTATCATCAAAACTAAAAGCATAATTTTGCTCAGTATCGGTAAGAATAGTATCATCTTTACGAGTTAAAGGAGTTTCAAGTAACTTATCTATAAATATATCCAGTAAAAGAGAATTATAGGATTTTGGACATTCTTCAAATTCTTCTTTTAATTTTTCAATAAGTCTATTTGGATTATCTACATTTGCAAATACAATTTTTCTTAGTGTTTGTAAGATATCATTAATATTGATTATCCTAAATAATTCAATTATATCTTTATTGAAACGCGCATCTGTATGCTGTGCAATTAAAGTGAAGAAATTATTCATAAATTTTTTAATATTTTCTTCATGAATGGAAAATTCGTTGTAAGCAAGTGTTAAATTAGAATTACAAAATGAATTAATATTTTTATTAAATACAATAATTTGTAAATTATTTAATTGTATTTTTTTAGCATCATTAATCAATTTATATAAAATATTACTGACTATGCTAAAAGCTTCTTGATTAATCATGATATATTTTCCATATATTATTTACGTTCATTAAAAATTTATACTTTGGAGTATCGCTAGGTAAAAATAAATCTCTGTATGGATTAACTACTAAAAATTCTTTATACATAAAATTATTTGAATTATTATAATTCTTATTGATTATTTTAAATACAGAACCATATTTAGGAGTTAGAAAAGTAGAAATGTACATAGCAATATTAACAACTCTTAATTTTAATCTATTTAAATCTATATTAAAATTATGACTTCTAATAATTCCTGCTATATTTTGATGATTAACAATATCACGTTTAATATTTA